CCATATTCACCAGAATTAAATAGTGATGTAAATGATATATCAAATAATAGATATTATAATGGAACAATTACAGGAACATCATTTGATTTTCAATTTTATCAAACAACCAATAATATATTTAATAATGATGTTCACTTAATTTGTAATTATGTATTTTTAAGTAATGATGAAATAATTTTATTTAAAAAAAAAAAAATATCATATTTATTAAAATTTGTAGATGAACTAGATTATCAAGGATTAATTGAAAATACTTCAGTAAAACTTTTAAATAAAGGATTAGTAACATCTTGGATGTGGTATTTTCAAAGAAATGATAGTAATTTAAGAAACGAATGGTCTAATTATACAAATTGGAAATCGAATAATTTAGAATATCCTATAATTAATCAAATTGCAAGTAAATTCAATTATAAAGATAAAAATTTACCAAGTCTTTTTTATAAATTAGCTAATAATCATTATTTAAGTAAATTAGGAATAAATAATATACAATATTTTGAAGTAAAAAATTATGATTTAAAATTTTATAATAAAACATCTCAAAATCAAAATATTCAATTTAATAACTTAAATTCTATCTATAACACGAGTAGTATATTATGTAACTCTAATATAAAAAATATATGTAAAAATATTTCAATATTATTCGATGGTGATATAAGAGAAAATAATTTATATTTTGAATATTTAAATTCAGCCGAACCATTTGTTCGTAATAATACATATAATAATAATGTTTTATATTACAATTTTTGTTTAAATAGTAATAATTCTAATTATCAACCAAATGGTTGTATAAATTTATCAAAATATAATAATGTATCTATGAATATAGAATTAATTAGTGGAAAAAAAAATGATAATGCAGAAACAAAATTATTAGTAAATTCACAAGGTGAAATGATTGGTATAAATAAAACTGAATGGGAAATTTTTGAAACTACTTATGATATGCATTTTATGCAAGAAAGATATATTATACTTACTTTTGAAGATGGAAATATAGAATTAAATAATCTTATTTAATTATGTTATTTAATAATGAAAAATCTATACTTTGTTCTAATATTTCTTTGTGTAAGATAAACATAATAATATATCTAATAAAAGCTTGTATTAAATAAATATACAATTCATTTAATTTTTCTCTCTTTAAAATATTATTTGATACAAAATTAATTATTGTAAATATAATTGTTGATTCTTCTATATTAAAATTATAGCAATCATTAATAATATCATTAATAATATTACTATTAAAAGAAATAATATTTTTTAAATTTTTTATTTCTTTTAACGATGTTTTTCTGTATTGATATTTATCATTGATATAATTTTCATTAGTTTTTTTTCTTATAGTAATACTATTAATAATTTTAATATTATAAATATTATTTTTTTTGATATTTATGTTATTATTTTGTTCTGGTTTATTAATAATATTTTGAGAAATTAAATTAAAACTAGGTATTATATTATTTTTTTTTTTATGAGCCATATTAGCAATATTGCTTGGTGCTGATTTAACTCTTCTCATTTGAATATATATTATATATATTAATATTTATTAATATTTAAGATAATAAAAATATTAATCAATTTTATAATTTTTTTATAAATATTTAATTTTATAACAAAGATGTATTTAATTGTTGTGATACTTGAATAAATGTTGTACATTTAGCCATTTCTTTTATAGATTTGGCATTAATATATGTACAAGTACTTCTTAAACCACCTAGATAATCTAATATTGTATTTTGTAAAGAACCTTTATATTTTATTTTTAATTTTCTACCTTCTGATGATCTATATGATGACATTTTACCATAATGTTTTTCCATGGCATGTTGTGAACTCATACCATAGAATTCTTTAAATTTTACTCCGTTTTCTTCTATAAGTTGGCCAGGATTTTCATCATGTCCTGAAAACATACTACCACCCATAACAAAATCGGAACCAGCGCCAAATGCTTTTGCCATATCTCCAGGCGAAGTTATACCGCCATCACCTATTATATGACCACCTACACCATGTGCTGCATCAGCACATTCTATAATAGCAGATAATTGAGGCATACCAACTCCTGTTTTTAATCTAGTAGTACATACTGCTCCTGGCCCAATTCCAATCTTAACAACATCAACTAGACCATTTAAAATTAATTCTTCAACAATTTCTCTAGTAACTACATTACCAGCTACAATATTTTTATTAGGAAATAATTTACGAACATTTTTACAAAATTCTACAAGATTACTAATATAACCATTTGCAATATCTATACATATCCAGTTACAATTTACAATTTCAAAAATATTTTGTAAATTTTCTAAAGATTCATTACCAATACCAGTAGAAATCATAAAATAATCAGGGTTCATTTCTCTATTTTGAATTTCATAACTATATTGTTCAATCGTATAAAATTTATGTAAAGCAGTTATAATATTAAATTTTGATAATACATCATAAATTTCAAATGTACCAATAGTGTCCATATTAGCAGCAATTATAGGTATACCATTCCAGGTATTTTTAGAATTTACAAAAGTAAATTTTCTATTTAAATCTACCTCAGAACGACTATTAAGAGTACTTCTTTTTGGGCGAATTAAAACATTATTAAAATCTAATTTTGGTCCATATTCTATTTTATTCATAATTGTATTAATAATAGAATTATTTTTAAATTGTATTATTATATATATCATGATTGAACAATATAATAATACAGTAACAGTTGAGCCATTAGAAAATATGGATACAACAACTAACAATGATGAGACAACTAATACTATGCAATCTAATACATTAAATGGTAATTCAGATAAGATTACACAAGCTGTTATATTATTATTAATACATTTAGGTATTTTATTATTAATATTAGGTTTAGGATCTAATTTATTATTTTTTGTTTTTTCTACAACTAATTTAGAATACCAAGAAAAACTTTTATTTGATTATATGTTTGATACTGAATGTAATGATGATTCTTGTACTAAACCAAATAAAGATATAAAAACTGCAATGGTTGGTGGAAATAATCTTAATAAATTAAAAGAAATAGGAAAGTATTTAAAAACCAAAGATATTGTAGAAACATGTAAAAAAATTAATTCTGAAAAAATTTCTCAAGAAAAAAATGAACCAACTTTTAATTCAGATCCTAGTTTATATCAATTGTTTTGGAAAGCTGATAAAGATTCTGATTTATGGTTAAATAGAAAATTAAAAAATATATTACAAATACTACAGTTCACTAGTAATATTTCATGTTCATTAACAATATTTATTGGAATATTTTTTTATATTATATTAATAATTTTCACATTATCACCTATATTATCAATCGTATATACTTTTAATAATGCATATAATTTTTTGAATCTTAGTTTTAATTCTAATTTTTATAAAGAATTAGGAATTATAAAAATAGCATTTGGTATATCTTTATATATTATATTTACATTTTTTCTACCTATTATAACTACACGAATTTATTTTTTAAAAAGTATATTTTTACTTTTACAAATGTTACTTTATCCATTAGTAATAGATGGTGGTATAAGTTTATTAAAAATTTTACAAAATAATATGTTTATAGTAAAATTAATAACAATTATATTATCAATTTCTTATGTTAGTTTTTTGAGCACACTAGTTGACAAAACTACATATATAGGTGTTTTAATTGCTTTTGTATTAATAATATTATACACACTTAAAAATTTATTTACTTAATCTGAACAAAATTGATATAAAAATATAATTGTAATTAAAGATTATATGGGTAAAAATAAAAAAAATAATAAAAAATCGAATGATCCATTTGTAAGTGTTTGTACACCTACGTATAATAGACGACCTTTTATAGAATCAATGATTAAATGTTTTAATCATCAAACTTATCCAAAAGAAAAAATAGAATGGATTATAATAGATGATGGTACTGATAAAATAGGTGAATTAGTTAAACAACATCCAAATGTTAAATATTATGAATATAATGAAAAAATGTCTTTGGGTAAAAAAAGAAATTTAATGCATGAAAAATCATGTGGTGATATATTAGTTTATATGGATGATGATGATTATTATCCACCAGAGAGAATCAGACATGCAGTAGATATGTTGTTAAGTCATCCAAAAGCATTATGTGCAGGGGCTAGTGAAATATATATATATTTTAAACATATTGATCAAATGGTGCAATTTGGTCCATATGGTCCAAATCATGCTACAGCAGGAACATTTGCATTTAAACGCGAATTATTGAAAGATCATAAATATAATGATACAGCAGCATTAGCTGAAGAAAAATCATTTTTAAAAGATTATACTGTGCCGTTTGTTCAATTAGAACCAAAAAAAACAATTTTAGTTTTTTCACATATTCATAATACATTTGATAAAAAAACATTATTAAACAATAAACATCCTAAATTTGTTAAAGATTCAGATAAAACTGTTGATGATTTTGTAAAAGAAGATGATTTAAAAGATTTTTATATGAACCAAATTGAAGTATTATTAGAAAATTATGAACCAGGAAGACCAGAAATGAAACCTGATGTATTGAAACAGATTAAAGAATTAAAAGAACAAAGAGAAAAAATGGCAAGGGAAGAAAGAGATAAACACATCAAAAAAAATTTAGTACCAGAACACATAGTATCTATGATGAAAGAAAATCCTGCAATGTTAAAAGAAATATTGAAAAATCAAAATAATATGACAGATGAACAATTTCAAAAATTAAAAGAACATATAGAAATTCAAGAAAAAATAATAAATAATAATAATAATAATAATAATAATAATAATAATAATATTAATAATAATAGTAATAGTAATAATAATAATGGAGAAATTGTAGTTCAACATAATGGTAATAAAAAAATATTAAATAATAATGAAATAGTAAATATATTACAAGAACAACAAAATAAAATTAAAGAATTACAAGAAATTATTAATGATAAAGATAAATTAATAAAAGATCTAATATTAAGAATAGAACAATTTCAAAATCAAAACTAATTATTTAATAATATTAAAAATAATAATATTTTGAATAATAATATTTTAAAATAATAATATTTAAAAATAATAATAATATTATTATTAATAAGAATGGAAATGTATGGATATCGTAATAAAAAAATTTTTTATAGTGATATACCAGGAACATTAATTGTCAATGCTATAACTGGTGAAATTTATCCTTATAAAGTTGGTTCTCCAGATGAGAAAAAATTATTTAAAGTAAGAGACAATTCTTTATTAAATAAGTTTGATACTGGATACCAAAATGGCCATACTGCCTATTATAAAGATATTAATGAATATTTAAAATTTAATAATATATATTTTGAAGATAAAGAAAGTTTTGAAATCTGGAAAGAAAGTATAAAAAATTAAAATATATTTTTATATATAATGACATTCGAAAAAACCAATAAAACAAATAAAAAAAATAAAACAAATAAAAGAAATAAAACAAATAAAAAATTAAAACCATCTATAAAGAAATTAAATATTGGATTTCCTATATATAAAGCTTATGACTTTGATGGTAAACAATTATTACCTTATAAAATGAAAATGTATACAGAAACTGGTGATAGTTGTTTATTAGAAAATAGCAGTTGGTTTGGTGATTTAGAAGTTGCAAAAGAATATAACACATCTGATCGAGAAATTTACAAATGGAATATTAAAATTCCAACTAATTTATTAAATATAACTCATAATAATAAAAAATTTATAGAAAATTTATTTTTAAATACTAATCAAAATTTACAACCACTTTTAAATATTAATAAAAAAATTGTTTATAATAATCCATATTTACATATGAATAATAAAGAAAAAGCACTATACGAATTCAAATTTGCATTTGGTTATTTAACAATAGAAGAACAATATGAATTTTTATTGCTAGTAAAATTTTTAATTAAAAATAATTATATTAAAATAGAGAGAAGAGACGGTAGTAGTATAATTAAAAAACTTAATATAAAAATAGCTTATTATAATTTAAATAAATTTTTTAATAAAAAAAATACTTATAATCGTATTAGTATTTATAAATTTGATAAATATGCTATTATGAATTTATGCAGATCTTTAAAATATAAATATAATATTTCGGGAGTATATCAAAGAAATGACACTAGTTTTTGGTTTCCATCACTAGGATTCTATAAAATGAATATTAAAGAATATATATTTTTTAATCCTGCTAAAAATTTAAAATATGATAAAAAAATTTAATTATAAATATGGTTTTAATAAATTATATGAATAATTTAAAGCATTTTTTTTTAGAGTATATTTTTTAATATTTTTATTTTTCATTTCAGGATAACTAGTTAATAATATTTCATTTATTGTATGCCAAAGAGGTATATAATCTGCAATTATTAATCCTAATAGCATTATATTATTTTTTTTAGAATCCATTATATTATAAAATTCAAATAACATAATATATAATAATGATGCGGAACCAGATGGACCACCTATATATTTTTTATTATAAAATTGCATTATCTTAGCATAAGGTGAATTAAATGAAATTTTATATTTTTTTTTACTAGTATATATTCCATATTTTTTATAAGTATTATTTCCAATAATACTTTTAGTGCATTTATTTAAATTTTTTAAATATTTTTTTGAATCTATTTTATTATTATTTTTCTTAGTTCTAAAAAAATCCATATTAATTAAATTTTTACGATAAATTGAATAATTTTTATCATCTTTATCAATAACAAATATTATATCAAAAACAAAAAAGTTATAATTATATTTTAAATTTTTATTAGTAATTTTAGTATAAGATTTATAAAAATTATCCCAAGTAAATTTTTTTGTTAAAAGACTTTTATTTAAATTTGTAATAAATTTTTCTTGTAAATATTTATTTTTATTAACTATATATATTGTTAATATTGGATTACATAAATTATTAATTGATGATGTTACTTTAAGAAATTTATCATTAAAAAATTCAAATAATTTACTTTTATCTTTTAAATATTTAAAAATTGTTATTATTTCTGAACTATTAAATCCAATTAAACTAATTATATTTTTTTCTTTTTTTTCTTTAATTAAAGGAGAAATAATACTTTTCCATTTTGTTGGGTAATTATTTTTCCAAAATATTAATAATTTATAAAAAATATCAAATGCAAAATTTTTTATATTATTATTATTTATTAAAAAACAAGAAAAATCATTTATATTTTTAAAATTACCTTTTTTTTTATTACTTTTTTTTGTATATTTCATTATATATATAATTTTATATTATATATATAAATTTTATATATAGTAATTATCATAAATAATATAAAAAATTTTAATCATTTAAATTATTATATATACGATTAATATATTTAAATATTCTGTTAATATCTAATTTATTAATATCATATTTTTCAAGTTCTAAATATATATCATTAATATCATTAAATAAAAATTTTTCATAAAAAAATGATAAAACATCTTTTTTATCAATATTAAGATTTTGACACAAATTTAAAATAAATATAGAATTATTATATTCATTACTATATTTTGTTAAAATTTTTGTAAATCTAATATTATTTTTTATATTTTTTAAATTACAATTACTATTATGAATAATATAATTATTATTAAAGATTTTTATAAGCGAACTCATTTCATTAAATTGCCAAATTTGTTTTTGAAAAGTTATTCTATCTATATAATCACCATAACATATATTTTCAAGTATTTTTAAATATATAATACTATTATTATTTAAAAAATCTATAATATTTTCATGCCATAAAAGACTAATTGTTGTTCGATCTGTTTCATTAATTAAATTTATATGATCATCTATATTATAATTATTAAGAATTAAATTATATGTTATATCTTTTGTGTGTTGATCATATTGTTTTTTACATAAAATATTAGTTATATTATTATTAATAATAAAAGATTTATCCTTACAATATATTTTATATATTAAATTTAATTTTCTCAAATCATTTTGAATAAAGTTATTTAAATTATTAATTAATAATTTGTCATTTATTTTAAATAAATTTAATATTACATTATTAATTTCATCATATGTTGGTGATAATAATTCAAAAGTATAACAAACTTTCATTAATTCTTTTATTTTTTTATCGATAATATAATTACCAATGCATATTATAGGTAAATGATTAGTTTCTTCTTTTTTTTGTTTAGTAGTTTTTTTTGGTCTTATTAATTTAATTAATGAATTAATACCACCTTTGTCACCTGTATTCATACCATCAATCTCATCCATAATAATTGCTATAGATTGTTTTTTTTTATTGAAAGAACTCAAAACATTAACATTAGATAAATTATACTGATTTATTGTTTCTATAATATTTTTATTCCTAATCTCACCCGTATCATATAAAATA